GTGGGAGTGTTCGCCTTATGGTAGTAGTTTTGGGGAAAAAAATTAACGGCTCCATCTTCTCCGACAGAGCCGCTATTCCTTGATTTCCTCGCTTACATCGCCTATGAAGTTGTAGATGATTCGCACCTTTTGCCTTTTCACTCCGTCGACCTTCTCGGCTTGGCTAACGATGACCTTTTCAATCAGCGTCGCCGCTATCTCCGTGGTCAACTCTTCAATGTCCGTGAACTGCCGAACCAGTTTGATGAAGCGTTCCGCGCCGTCGGTCTTTTTCTTATCCTCGGCAATCGCCAGCCGAAGCGCGTCACATCTGCCGCGAAGCCTGGACTGTTCTTCCTCAAACTCCGCGAGCATTTTAGCGAACCGCTCCGCACTTAACTCGCCAACAACCTTGTCCTCGTAAAGGCAGTTTATTATGCGGTCAATCTCATTCAAACGGTTTTGTGCTTCGGCGAGTTCCTTCTCGTTCTTACGGAGCGTGTCCTCACCGTTGCGGCGAGTCTTTCGCTCCACCATTTTCACGAACTCATCCTCGTAAGCCTTGGCGAAAGCCGTGACCTTGCGAAGTTGGGCAAGGACAACTGCGTCCAAATCGTCACGGCGAATGTAGTGGCTGGAGCAAAGCTTGTAGTGCAGATGGTATCCGCACATATAACAGCCGCCATGGGATTTCAACCTCGGCGTCGGCTTGAAGTACAGTTTGTTGCCGCACGAGCCGCAATAGAGCAGACCATTTAGGGGGCTTTTCTCATGGACATTAACCTTCTTGTGCCGACCGCTCTCACGGATACGGTGGGCGGTTTGCCACGTTTCCTCATCGATGATGGCTTCTTGCGTGTCCCTCGTGATAATCCAGTCGTTTTCGGGTACTTGAACGCTTTTCTTATTTTTGTAGGACACCTTTTCCCTACGGTAGCTGACGGTATGCCCGGCATATTCGTAGCGGTCGATTATCATGATGATTGAACCCAAGTGCCATAGTTCGGGCAACTCGTCTAAGTTGAGCCGCCTCCCATATTTGTATAACCCAAACTTCGTCATATGCTTGGCAGGTGTGTCAATCCCTCTGCGGCTGAGTTCCTCGGCAATTTGCTTGAAGTTCAAGCCACTTATGTACAGCTTATAAATCTCCCGAATCACCTCGGCGGCTTCTTCATCGACCACCCATAACTTCGGGTCGTCCTCAGACTTCATGTAGCCGTATGGGACGCTACCCGTGAGGTGTTCGCCTTTTTGCGCCCGTGCCTTCATGCCCGCCTTGACCTTTTTGGAAATATCGCGGCAGTACCATTCGTTTATGATATTTCGGAATGGCGTAAAGTCGTTATCTATGTTGTTTGCGCTGTCCACGTTGTCGTAGATGGCGATGAATCTTACTCCTGCCTGCGGAAAAGTCATCTCGGTGTAAAGGCCGACGTTTAAGTAATCCCTGCCGAACCTCGACATATCCTTGCAGATAATTGTGCCGACAAGATTGTCCTCAACATCGGCGAGCATTTCCTGAAAGCCCGGTCGGTTGAAGTTCGCCCCTGACCAGCCGTCGTCGATATATAGTTTAGTGTTCCCAAAACCGTGGTCGGCGGCGTATTTGGTCAGGATTGCTTTCTGGTTGCTGATACTGTTTGACTCAGCATCCCCGCCATCATCGCGGGAAAGCCTACAGTATAGTGCGGTGATTTTACCCTGGTCACTTTGTTTCCTCTTCATTAGGAATCCTCCCTGTTCTCGTTTGGTAGTGACCATATTCGCTCTGTTTTCCACACACAGCAAGTTGTTTATCGCCATCTTCTGATAACTTTTTGATAACTCTGCGGCTATCGAATGCGTGTGCGTTTATCAGCTTTTTCAGTTTCTGCTCAACCGTCTCGGTGGCGGTCTGGCTGAACTCTTCCGTGACGATGAATAGCGTGTTGCCGACTTTCAATTCGGTTGTGTTTTTCATATAGCAAACCCTCCGTTTCCGAGGGAAAAAGAGAAACTCCCCTCACTACCTACTGGACAGTGAGGGGAGCAAATCCGTAGAAGATCATTCAGTTTTGAAAAAAGCATCCTTGAATCCCGCCGCGCTCATTAAAATAAATCAGTCCGCAAAGCTTCACGGCGGTTCACATAATAGCAGTCAAAGTTAATGAAGCGAAATAAATTCAGCTATTCGTTCAATCAGTAGTCCGGCATATTCTCCTTTAACGGTTTTACCCGATTGGGCATTTTCCAGCCAGTATTCGGGGGATCTAAGTATACCGTTTCTTACCAGCACATCCAGGGCTTCTTTTAACCCATCCTTGCTTTCTTCAACATATGCTAGCCCCAGTTGGGAAAGGATAGCGCCGGAAATCGCTTTGACGATTTCCCCCCGCTTGGCATCAAACAAAGCATTATCCCGGCTGTTATCAATAAAACCGATTTCAATTAAAACCGCAGGGGCTTTGGTTTCTCTCAAGACATGAAAGTTGGCTTCTTTCACACCTCGATTACCAAAGCCAACCCCAACCAGCGCATTTTGAATCTTTTTTGCCAGTTCCTTGGCTTTTGTCCCCGGATTTATATATGTGTAAGTCTCAACACCAGCTGCTTGTTCCGGCTTAAAAGCATTTCTATGAAGCGATATGAAGTAATCATAGACTCGCCTGTTTTCAAAATCACTTCTTTGCGTTAAACCTACAGTCCCATCCGATGCTCTGGTTTCATCGACGACTACTCCATGGCGTCTCAACTCAGAAGCTACTTCGCGTCCCAGACTCAGTACATCCTCAGATTCTTTTCTCCCCATATATACTGCTCCAGGGTCACTGCCGCCATGGCCATAGTCAAAGCATAAACTAGCCATCCCTCTTTTCCTCCTTGTTTAGCTGCTCTAAGACCAGCTTTAGTTTTTCTGGAATAGGCAGGCCGATCTTGGCTGTGTTTTCAATAATGCTGATACCTTCGTTGGATAAATAGAAGAAGATAACTGCTGTGCGGACAGCACTGCCGTTTGTTATAACCTGGGTGTCAATAATATGCCCGACCGCCACCAGGGCAAAAATCAGCACTTTCTTAAATATGCCCCTGGCACCGACCTCGCTGGACAGGCGTTTTTCCAATACGGCTACCATAATGCCGGTCAGATAATCGATAACCACAAAGGTTACTAATGCATACAAGAATCCGTCCCAGCCCCCCAAGACCCAGCCCAGCCAGCCCCCAAAAGCCGTAAAGGCCAATTGAATTGAATAAACGGCGCTTTTCATTATTCTTTCATCCTCCTTAAAAATGGCATAAAAAAAGAGCCTGTTGCTCCTTAAACCTTAAAACTTTTACGGTACTAGCTGTTTTTTAATAGTCTCAGTATTTCGTTTTGGAAGTCTAAAATGAGTTTGTTTTGCTCATAGACATCAGCAATTACTACATCTTTGTTGGTTTTGCCCGTCAAGGCTTTTATTTTAGCCTCCTTATCGGCTCTGCTAGCCGCCTCGGCCTCAGTGGCCAAGTGCTTTTTCGTCTTAGGCACAACTAGCTTCTCAGCCATTGACCATCACCTTCTTTCCCGCAGGCTCACAGGTGCAGTTCCCTGTTGCGCTGATTTGATATTCGCCAGAGCCGGCAAACTCCAGGAGTAGATTTCCGATACCATTTACCGGCTTCACTGTTTGGGCAGCAATAACCTCACCCCCATAGCTAATCTCCGTTGTGATGTTATCTGAATTGGTCTGAGGGTTACCCAGGTAATCAAGGTAAGTAAGAGTGATATTCATTTCCTGATTAACAGCCACTGCATCAGGGCAGATAATATCAAGCTTAAGGAAAGCGCATTTGATTGATCTGGCTACCTCAATCCCATTTTCCATTTGTATTTCATATATAAGGCCGTTGTCGTTTAACTCCACTCATCATCCCTCCTAAGCCGCCACATGCCATAATCCCCACTGCGCTCGGGCCGGGTACGAACTGCTGCCCCCAGTCTGCACCTGATATTGTAAATTGAAAGAGGACTGAATCGGGGTCCCGAAGGGGATAACCCACCATTCTCCGCCGGTTATTGTGTCATCGTTACCATCATAGGCAGTTCCTAATCCGCCGCCTTGCAGTCGGGTGCCGGTATAGGTCTTAAAGTAGCCTATGGGCAATCTGCCCGGCCTGGTTCCCGCATCCAAAACATAATCCGGCGTGGCAAATGAAAAAACGCTAACCCCATCGATCAGCAACCGATTGCTAACATAAGTCGTGCTCCCCGGAGTCCATAATCTGACATAGCCGCCGATAATCGTTCGGGGTCCGGTTATGGCTGCATAATCATGCCAGATATCATCGGCAGTTTTGTTCGAAGTCGTATAACCGGCCGTAATGGTAATACTTTTGGCATTCCAGGGAGCTCTTGCCAAAGCGGCTAAAGAGTCATCACTTAATTTTTTGACCTTGGAGTGCAGACTCCCGGCAGTGTCAGACGCGTCACCGCGCACACCCATCGAACGCCTCATAAAAGCCAGTATCTCTTCTGAGCCAAACATTACACCACCCCCCGTTTTAATATCTCACCTGACCATTGATAGGTCTTGATCTGTCTGACCCCGCCGGAAAAACCGGAAGCAGGGGGGAGGTACCGACAGGCTCTGGCGATTAAATCGCCGTCCCAAATGAGCCAGGTGACAGCATTGTAACCATAGATGCCGTGCAAAAGGTTGCCCGTTTCCCCGTTATATACGCTGAAGTGGATGGCGTTCTCAGCTGTCCAGGCTCCAATGTTTCCCGCTCTTTTGTAAGTAGGATATAATGAATCCTGGACGGCTTCCCCATGCAGGTGGAAATGGTTGTCGGCATCTCCAGCCTTTTTAATGATCAGCCAGTAGTAAGCCCCGTTGACCAGGTCGGATATATCTATAGGGATGCTGAAATATCCCTTAATGGTGGGAATAAACTCTTTTGGCAACACCATGTATCTGAGCAACGAACCCAAGGTTGAGCCATCCGGATTGAAACCGTCCCGCAGTTCCACCAAGAGATCCGCACCCTGACCGTGCCTTATAATTTCAAAGGTTACTCTGGCGATAGTGGCGGCGGCATTGGCTTTAAACCTAACGGCATGGTCATAACCGGCACAGTCAAATTCCGCTATACCTGCTCCTGTTTTCCCATCAAAAGCGTTGCCTTCATAAATATGCGAGAATTCCTGCATCATAATCGAGGCGTTGGCTAGGTTTTCGTCAATTACCGTTTGGCCGCTTTCGGCTGCAAATAGCACGCAAATCACCTCCTACTGCAGAGTAAGCCTGCATTCTACCGTTAAAATCATCTGGTTTTCCTTACCCCAGGGCACTTTTAAGAGGTTAAACATAATGCCTGAGCCGGGGGCATCAGTTGCGTCGGTAAAAAGGCAGGTCTTTTGGTGCTGACCATTGCCTTCTCCCGCTAATAGCACCGTCCTGAACCGGATCATGTTTCCGGACTGGGTCACTACTGATACCGCTTTGCGGAAAACCTCAGCAATGGTATCGCCTTCAGCATTGTCATCACCAATAACCAGGTAGAGGCTGTTCATCCCGACCAGGATCTGGGCGGCTATGTTCAGTCCGGCACTGGTTATATAATTCTTCAATGGGCCGATAACCATTCCGTCTTCATATTCTAAATACCACTCTGATTTCAAACCGATCATATCCTCCATATCACACCACCCCGTAATGGCCCAATACCACGGTTAGACCGACAACAGAATCAGCTTCTTCCGGTGATTTATAGTTAAAGATCTGCAGGGCAGCCTTTTGGTAGGCTCTGAATTTAATAAAGCCGGGGTACGGCACCGTTACAGCTTTGGAAAAGTCCACATCCGCCCATTCGCTCCATAGGATACTATCGGTACTCGCCGATATCTGCAGCCCTCGGGGCAGTGACAATCCTTGAGTTTGGGGATAGACGCGGATCAGACTGCCGATGGTGGGTATAGCTTGGCTTTCCGGCTGAGGGATGTTCTCAAGCCCCCACTTATGCATTTCCCAGATCATTGACATAGACAAACCTCCTATGCGACAGCCTCAGCCGTTATTACCGCCAGTACCGACCAAAGCCCGACCACGGTGCTGGTTATCTGTTTAATACTGAAACCTTCACCGGGCCTGATATACAAAGGTTTAACATCCATTCCCCGGGGGATCATATTGAAATCCAATAAAGGTGTGGCATTGAGAGTGAGGGGGACCTCATCATTATTGAGGGTTACCGGCCACATTAAAGCTCCCTCTGCAATCGTGGCACCAGTGGCAATATGGATCCCGGCTGCCAAATCTGCATCAGCCGTATCAGCCTTTTGCGGGGTGATAGTCGTACCGCCGCTTTGACTGGTGGTGCGTATGAAATCCAATTCCACCCCTACGCCGGTAAGTGCTGTCAGGGACATATTGACGATGGAAAGACGGGGGATCCGAATAAGATATCCGCTCCCCGCGTCGTTATACAGGGAAAACAAGTGCTTGTTCTGGGCCAAGGCTACGCTTGACGCTAAACAATAATAGGTGGGCAGCCCGTGTAAAGCCATATACTGCTCATAACCTGCACCGCCCTCAATAGCCCGATAGCGGGCGTTCAGCTTTTTCCCGGTACTGTCGGGCGGGACTTGAATATATCCTCCAGCCATTTAATCAACCTCCCATTTCTGCTACGCTGCTTTGGCAGGCCTCGACCAGCCAGGGCCGGTTTTGGGCGGTTTTAAACAGCGCGTCTTTTATTGATATAGCTTCAGTTCCATAGACAAACTTATGGATCAGTTTGGTGTCGTTCATCTTCCGCTTCTGCTGGGCCGAGAGCAGGGCTTTAAGGAAATCGGCTATCCCTAAGAGACGCCCGCCATACTCTATGGTGTAAACCCAAAGACTGGCTTCACTTAAGGAAATTGTCACTTTCTGCACCAGGAATACTGCGTTTACACCCCGTTCGGGTAACTCAATGGCTACTAATTGTCCCGGTTCCCATCCCGGCAGTGCGGTGATGAAACTGCCGCTGGTCTTGGGGTTAGCCCATTCTCTGATGTCGGCATTTCCAGCCGCTTCAGCCGCTTCAATGGTTATCAGGGTATCGTCTTTGATGTAGTGCTCATAAACCCCGTCGCTGCCCTCCAGGGCAGCAATCGAAGCCTGACTGGCCAAATCATCTACTACGGTGATGACATCAATGCTCTGCCGGGCGGTCAGTGCCATGGTCAGGCCGCTTTCGGGCGTGTCGGTGTCGGCAGAGCAGCGCAGGTAGCTGTCGCCAAGGTTTACTAGATAATCCTTACTATCTTCTTCATCTACACCCTCGATGCCGATGCTTCTGGTAATTCCGCCCACCTGCAAACTGCTTTCCTTAGGAAGCCAGGGGAGTACCCAGATGCGGGCCGCACCGTCCGCTTTCCACTCGATGGTCTGGGGATCGGACAGCATACTGCCGCCCAAGACATATATGCGGTTGCGCAGTCCCTGGTGGTCGATACTTACCTTGAAGTTGGCGAACCGGCCCCCCGGCTGCAAGGACATGGGAGAAGCAGTTCCCATTTGGGCAGGATCAAAAAAATGGACCACCTTGTAGTAGTCCACATACCACTGCCAGCCGATATAATCGCACAGCCACTTTATACATTCCGACGGCATTTTGTAGTTGAATTCGGTCCCGGTAGACTCGATTGCCGGTGCTCCGCTTCCAACTCCCTGGGCAGAAAATCCCGGACAGTATTTGTTTAAGATGTCACGTACAATCGCGTCAGCATTCCATCCTAGGTAGGTTTCCACTACCAGCTTTTTATCCATCTGCAGGGTATAGTCCTGACAGTCAACTTTCCACACTAGCGGTGCCTTACTCATCACCAGTTCCACCCGGTCGATGGTACCGGCAAAGAGCCGGGGTTCTGTAAGGTTACTATCCTCGATTATGACTTCGCTGCCCTGCAGGGGTTTTAATCCTTTGACCGCAAATGAGCAGCTGTCTATCTGGCTGGTAAGAATTTGGCTGATATTAAGGCTCCCCCGGCGATAGTCCCGCCAGCGCTCCATCCCGGCAATCTTAAGACTTCTAGCCACTGAAGCGCACCCCCTTAGCTAAGAGCGTCCGGTAAATCTCCTCGCCAACATCAGCAGTGCCGCCATTGACCGTAATGTTAATCCTGTTGACAGTGGTGGAACTGGTGCTGGAGGTACTGGCCGTAAGCGGACCCAAAGCTGATGGGACGGCCCCTATCAAAGCGCTCTGTAACCCGAGGTTGCTCAGATTACCTTTCAAAGTGCTATAGGCAGCTGTCATGTCAGCCACCCCGATTTTAATCTTGTCCACTAAAGAAGGGGAGTTGCGTTGATTGGGGTCCATACCGGAACCCATAATGCTTCGCACTTCATCCATGACGCTTTGCAAGGCGCTCATCCTGGACCTTATGCCCCGGATTAACTCACTCATGGCCTGAATGCCGTACCCGGACGATTTCTTGACTATTTCCTCATACTTCTTTTCAATAGTAGCAATGGTTTCAGCGGCGTTCTTTTTGATTTCACCGTTCTTATCCTCCCAGGCCTTTTTGTACTTGGCCAGCTCCTCATCGGCCTTGGCTTTCATTTCTATGAGTTTGTTCTGCATTTCGATGGTCTGCTGGGCCAGTTGATTCTGGGTTTCCATCCTGATCTCGCTCAAGCGCTGGCCTAAATCAACTCGGGCCTGCCGCATCTCGATATTGGCTTCTGCCCGGGCCTGAGCATTTTTGGTTTTCCAAAGGTTCACATATTTATTCAGCTCATCAGTTGTCAAGGAATTAAGAGCCGCGACCTGGGGAGCTGCCTTGACCCCCATCTGCCTAAGCTCATCGATAAGCCCTTCGTCAACCCCTTTGGCGGCTAGTGACTTGAGGTTAGCCTGCCAGCTGTCAAACTGGCTGACCTGATCCTCCAGATTGCCAAGTAAGGACTTGCCTGATACTTTTTGCGGTTTTACTTCATCAAACAGCCCGATCTGGTTTTTAATAGACTCAACCTTGGCCGCATAGCTTTGTTTGTAGGCTTCTATGGCCTGGGCTTCTTTCTCCAAGCCTGCCGCACTGATCTCTGCCAATTTATCGGACAGTTCCTGCTGCAGGGCTATTTCATCCTTAGCTAGTTTGGTTCTGACTTCCCGGCACTGGTCGGCGTACTCTTTTTCCGCTGCCAGCAGCTTGGTATTGGTTTCAGCCGTTATCTTTTCCAGGTCTGTTTCGCATATCGACGAGAGTGGCAATAAGGTCTGAAACCGAGCCTTCTACAAAGGTTAATCCTTCCTGCATGCCTGTACTTAAGCCTTCGCTGATGTTAAGTCCGTATTCATACATGACCTGGGAGGGGGAGCGGATAGAGAGGGCTTCTTTGATCTTGTTTTTTACGGTTTCGGAAACTTCCCCGGTGATTTCCCTGACTTTCTCAATCCGGCTTTTAATACCGTCAATTAGGCCTTGAATAATGTGGGCTCCGATTTCCAGCAGCGTGTCGTGCAGGGTTCTCAATCCCTCAAAAGCATTGACCACCACCGTTTTGATGCCGTTCCACAGAGAGGCGAAGATGTTCTTCATATGCTCCCAGGCTCCTTGCCAGTCTCCCTGCAAAACATCCAGGAAAAAACCGAAGGTGTTTACAATCACCTCAGCCGCAGTCTGGAATACGGCCTTGATTATGTTCCAGATATTTGTCAATACTGCGGTGATATCTTTGCCCCAATTGTCCCAGAAGGTTTTGATAGCTGTTCCGGCTTTGGCGATAATAGTCCCAATATCGGACCATATTTCTTTTACCGCATTGCGAAAGCCCTCGTTGTTTTGCCAAAGCTCCTTAACGACCAGAATAAGGCCGGCAATAACGGCTGCAGCAATGCCAATAGGACCGGTTAAGGCAGTAAAAGCTGTTCCCAACACTGCGGTAACCCCGCCGGCACTTGCGATGGCTGCCGCGGCTGTACTGACTACACCGGAGATGGCCCCGGCGGCAGTAACCAACTGACCGATGATGAGGACAACCGGGCCAATGGCGGCGGCCACCCCGGCCACAACCAGGATAGTTTTTTGGGCGCTGGGACTTAAATCCCCGAACTTCTGCACCATTTCATTTAATTTTTGTATCAAAGGCGTTATGACCGGCAGAATATGCTGGCCCATGGTTGCCCCCAGTTCTTTCATGCTTTCAGAGAAAACCCGCATCTGATTGGCTGTTCCCGCCCCGGTTCTCTCGAAGTCCCCCTGGGCGTTCTTGGTCATGGCCAGGACGTAATTGTAGCGGAGCTGAGTCTGCTCGGACTGGCTCATATCCTGAATCCTCTTCTTGATGCCTTGACTGTAGGCGTATTCCTGCAGGTTGGCCTGGGTCATGACGATCCCCAATTGTTTTAGGGATTCGGTTTCACCGGTGAATACCGATTTTAAAGCCGCATCCGCTATGTCAATTTTAATATTCTTAAAACTGGACAGATCACCGGCCAGTCCCACTAGAGTTTTACTCATTACTTCTGCCTGTTCAGTGTTAAGACCCATACCGGTAGCCATGTCCCCATAGGTGGCAGCCATATCCAACGCGGTGCCCTGAGCGATACCGAAGCGTTCCAGGGTAGAATCACTCCAGTCCTTGATTGCCTGAGCGTTATCCTTAAAGGCTACCTCCACCTTATTGATGGCCTCATTGGTATCCGTAGCAAGTTTCACCGCAGCACCGCCTGCGGCCATAAGCGGTGCGGTAACCGCCAGAGATAATCCTTGCCCGGCACTGGTAATACTGCTGCCGGCCGCTTTTAGTTTTTGGCTGGCTTCCTCGGCTTTTTTAGAAAGCTGGGTCCAGGCTGAAGCTTGCAGTTCCAGTTCTTTGACCGTCTTTTTTAGAGAGTGTTCCATGTTGGCCAGAACCTTTTCGGCCTGCAGCATCTTTATCTGCAATTTTTCCACCGCAACCGCATCCTGCTCGGTACTATTGGCCGCTTTGTCATAGGCATCTTTTAAGGCGGCAACTTTCTGTCTTTGAACTTCAGCCTGCTTGTTTAAATATTCAACTTTTAATTTAAGCTGGTCGGTAGCGCTGCTCATATCGCCCATCTTGGCGGCAGCCGCCTGAAATTCTGCCTTGGCCAGTTTAAGTGACTGATCCAATTCTTTCATGCCCTGATTAAAGCCGGTATTGTCCAGGCCAATCTTCACCAGTAGTTCACCGATGGTTTCTGCCAAATGTCCTCACCTCCATCACCAAATGTCATCAATGTACCCGCTGGGATTGTTTTCCGCCTCGTTAACTGCAGAGCCGACAATGAGTAGATCCCAGAACATATCTAGCTCCATGGCGTCAATCTGCTCCGGGAGCCAGTGATAGCCCTGGGCCAGGGTCAAATAGAAATACACAACCATTTGGTAAGCCGACAGACGACTTATGTCTGGTCCATCGGCGGGACTGCGTTTGGGAGTTCTGTCATCTTTCGGCTGACTACCTCGGCCACCCAGCCGGCAATCTGGTAGAAGAGGGGGACGAACTCATCCAAGTCTAGTTCCTCCTCAATTAGCTCGGCGGATATTTCCGGGCGGTTAAAGGCGGCGGCAATCAGGCGTTCCATTTCGCTTAGAGCCTCTTCATCACCTTGTTCCTTGTCACTGAATTTGTCCTTGAATCTGGTCACTTCGCGCCAGAGCTTGACCTTGGGCTGCGGTGCGGTATAGGTCTTTCCTTTGAGGGTAATAGTTGGTGTTTCCATGTCATATCTCTCCTCTAATCAGAACAGGCAGCGCGATGGCTGCCTGCGATTTACACGGTAGTGAATTTGGTTATGCTATTGGCCGCCAGTTTGTTTCCAGCCAGGTCGCAAACGTCCTTGATACAGATTGCCCGGTAAGCGGTGGTCGCCGTCAGATTGGCACCGGGTGTAAAGGTGACCACTGTGCGGGCGGTATTTATTGAGAGAGTACCCGCCACAGCAGATCCGTCAGAATCCTTAATCAAGAAGAAATTGCTGTCGGTCACAAGGCTCGCCAGAATGGCTTCGCTGAAGGTCCAGTTGACAGCAGAGCTAACCGCTACATTGGTAGCGTTATTAGCCGGGACGACGGTTACCGTCGGAGGAGTGGTGTCCTGGGTTCCATCTACCGAGTTAAACCAGTTGCTGCCGATACTGGCGACATAGTCAGGATGATCCTCATCAGCAATGCGCTGCCACAGATCATCATAGGCACGTTTAACAAAAGTGCCTTTAAGTTTGGGAGTCTGGAATTTCGGCTTATCCTCGCCAGTCGCATACTCCTGATCCGGTAGTGCGAACATGCCTTTAGTGAGCCAGATGTAGCGGTAATGGCCGTTGCTTTTCTTGGACATGAATCCCAAAGCCACATAAGGGGCAGCATCGGTTGCCTTCTTTAGCATGACTCCGCCGACTATGGTGTGTCCCAGCAAAGCGGCCTGATCAGTAAGATCTATATCTTTAGCCTCAAACTCCACATCAATCTCACCCAGGGCTGTAGCGGTCTCATCCGGACCGTCATCAGCATAGAGTACTTCCGTATTTGATTTGGGGGAGATTTTAGCATTGATAGCCCCCGCAATTTTTACCGGAGCAAGGTATGTAACCACGGTAGCATCGTCTTTGGTCAGGACAGCATAATATAGATTTTTCAGGCCTATTTGTACACCTGCCATTTTTCAACCTCCTTAAATTTCCCGCTCGGTCACATACCTGAGCGCTTTGTGATATATTTTGGTATCGTCTTCATAAAGATCGGCACTGCCGGTTCTTTTAAAGCCCAAAGATTTCATGGTTTTATCCGCCTGGGCGGCAATAGGGGAGGTGCTGGCTCCTTTTACCCATACATCCAGCTGCAGATGCACCTCGGAAGTTATGGCGGTGCCGTCTGCCCAAGTGGAATCAAAATTGGTCAACTCAAACAAAGTAATGTATTTATTTAAGCCCTCCGGCGCTTTCAGTTGGTAGATATGAGACCCGCCCAATAAAGCCAGCAGATCGGCGTTTTCCTCTAAAGCTGTCAGGACTTCTGGTTTAATGTTGATCATAGACCTAAACCTTCTTTCAAGGTCTGCCTTATGGTTTCCAGCACCTGTTTCTTACTTTCGGCTTTGGCTGGTCCCATGAAAGGGCGGGGGGACATCTTGGAGGTGCCGTACTCCAGAAATTTGCCATAAAAAAAGGGAGCCTTTGGCCCCACCTCAACGTATTTGCCGTTTTCATCCTGCTTTGGTTCAGAAATCACGATATTGTCTGCCAGGTGCTCCTTGGCCTCAGAACTGCGAGGCGCTCTCCGGCTGGCATTATCCCGGACTATTTCCGCCCCGGCATAGATGGCCCGATTCTCTGCCGGAGTTAGCTTTTTGCCCCAGCTCTTTAAGCCTGTCCAGTATTTCTTCCACGCCAACCATGGTCATATTATCCGCCACCGGGGATCACCTCCTTGCACATTAGTTCGATTACGCGGTGCCGCTCATCCTTATCAATTACCGACAGAATATGAAATACACGTGAGCCATATAGTACCCGCATTGAGGGAGTTATCCCTGGGCGGTAGCGGATTTTAATCCGGGTGGTGACCTCCGACTGTACGGCTTGGGCCTGGAAGTATTCCTTACCCGATATATCTGCCACTGCTGCCCACACTGTTGCTACTGTGGCCCAGTTTTCTAGGGGGATGCCTTCTGATTTGGTGAGAGTCTTGGTCTGCAAGGCAATACGCTGCCGCATCTCACCCATTAAATTGCGCTTCTTCATCATTACCACCCTTCCCGGCGGTAGGCGAATAATAGCCTGGTCATAAAATCAATTAAGGCTTTCATATCTACTGCTTCCCGCAGTTCATAAAGATTGCCGATAGCATAGAGCAGGGCTTGTTTAACTGTTTCCGGCACCTCGGCAAATTCGGTCAAGGGAAAGCGCAGGATATCCTGGCAGAGTTCTTCGGCAGCATTGATAAGGTCGGTGATGAGCGTATCGTCCTCATCACCGTCAATTCTGAGATACAGTTTTACTTCCTCCATTGTTATTACCAATACGCTCACCACCTCTCATTACTGAGTTGCCATAAGCCCGGCAGCTTTAAGTTTGGCTAGGAGGGCATTAAAGTCGGTCACCAGTCCGGCCACTTCAGTTGCCGTGCTATCAGCCTGGTTAGCAGCGGTCTTGGCAGCTATTGCATCGTTTAAAACCTTGCCCTGTTTAGCCGACAGGGCGCTTGTAGCCGAGGTTGAGTCAAGAGCATCAACCACCGGGACGGATAAGATTCCTTCAATTGTTGCACCTTCCGTAATTGTCAGCTTGCCGCTGGCCGTAATCTCAAGCGACCCGCCGATGACGGTTTTTTCGCCGCCTTGCTCCGTGTAGTTTTTTACATTGCTCATCATTAATCACCTACGCTTTCATCTGCAGTACCTTGATGGCTTCAGCGAGAATCAGCTTGCCGTCAACTCGCTGGGTTGCCTTGAACCCCACTTGTCCGGTGGCGGCGAAAAGCTCGTTTAACCTCTGGAACGAACGGCCCTGCCGATCAGCGACCCAATAGTAGCCGAAGTCGCCGAAAGCGATAGTTTTCTTGGCTGACGCAATGGCGGGTACATAGGCTGAGGTTTTAACCGGCCGGTTTAAAATCGTATCCGGTTGCCCGGCAGTAATGGAGGGCTGCCACAGGTACTGTCCATTGCCGTCCTTTAATTTTCTGATGGCTTTGACAGTGGAGTCGTTCATCACGAATATAGCATTTTTGCGGTAGGGTGATTTTAGGCTGTAGAAGAGATCCATAACCTCATCCACCGTAATAGCAGTTGCCGAAGCAGCAGTTACACCCAGTTCAGCACCGCCAGTTGCATTGAAAATCCCGGTCGGCTTGCCGGTTCCATCGCCGGTGAAGAAGGCTTCCTCTTCCTTGGCACCGATTCTTCTGCCGAACTCCCGTGCGATATATGACTCTAGATTAAAGACGCTGTCATTTAATAATTCCTCGGATACCTTGATCATGGTCGCCAGCTTGTATGCCCCGATGGAAACCTGTCCAAAGGCATCGTCTGATTCCGGGATAGCGCCTTCTTCATCCACCCAGGAGGCGGTTCCCTTGGACGCTACCACCGGTATTTTGCGGTCGCCGCTGGCGGTTTGAATGATTTTGGCCATACTGCGAAAGATGTTCTCTTCTTCCAGGGCTTCGACCAAGGTACGCTCGAACTCGTCCGGAACCAAATAGCCTCCCTCGGAATCAGTCCCCACCTGCAGGGCGTTCAGAACTTCGTAGCCCGCTGCCTTGCTACGCATTGCATTCCAGAAGGCCCGCTTATACTCGTCGCTGGCCCGGCCGGTTTTTTCCTCAGCGTTTGGCTGGCTGGGCCTGCCGGTAATGGGTGAGTTAATCGGCTTATTAAGCTCAGCATCCAGGGCCTGCTGACGCTCCAGCCGGTCGATTTCTTTACCCAGGTTTACAACATCAGTTTCCATCTTTTCATAGACGGCAACGTCTTCTGCAGAAAGGAGTCCGTCCGCGCCGCGCTTGCTGTCCAGAAAGGTTTTAGCGGCATCCCAGGCTTTGGCTCTTTTCTCACGCAGTTCTAAAATATTACTCATGGTTATCCCTCCCATTTCTAATGTTTTAATAGGCTCAGCCGCTTTTCCAGGTGGCTGAGCGGGGTAGAGGTTTCAGGTTCAATTTCAGGTTTCTTATGGGGCAGCTTGTTTACCAGCGTGTTGGTAACCGTCATTTTGTCAAAAATATAAGCCGTGCTGGGCGGCTCGGTTACTTGATCTTCAGTTGTATACAAGACTTTGTCAGCAAAGCCCAGCTCTACTGCTTTCCAGGCGTTAAACCAGCTTTCGGCATCCATCATGTGCGAGATTCTGGCTCTTGATAAACCGGTCTTTTGCTCGTAAGCATTGATGATGCTTTCTTTAACTTCTGACAGCATGGCAATCCCACTCTGCAGATCCGATACTTCGCCAAACACAATCGTTGCCGGATTATGGATCATCATCATGGCTACCGGCGACATGTAGACATCATCCGCCGCCATGGCGATTACTGAAGCTGCGCTGGCAGCCAGCCCTTCAATCTTAACGGTGATATGGCCCGGATATTCTTTTAGCATGGTATAGATTTGACTGGCAGCAAAAACGTCTCCGCCTGGGGAATTGAGCATCACCACCACATCGCCTTCCTCGGCGTAGAGTTCGCTTTTAAACTCTTTGGGAGTGATGTCATCGTCAAACCAGCTGTCTTCAGCTATATATCCATCTAAATAAAGGGTTCGGGACTGCTCATTTTTGAGCCAGTTCCAAAACTTTCTGCTCACTTTTTAACCTCCTTTCCTGTCAGGTTGGCATAGGCCCCGACATCTTCAAGCTTCAGCATGTTGCCGTTCATAGCATAGACATCGCCATGCTCGATGGTATTCATGTTTTCTAAAGTCCTTACATCGTTGGGGCTTAAGAAACCGTTTTGAATCCCTATGGCGTAACCCTGCATTCTTGAGGAATAGTCGCCGCGCAAAAGCCCGTCCACCACAAAGCCTACGAAATATTGGCCCTTTTCGGATTGGCTGAGTAAGGCTTTGTTCATTCCTTGTTCGAGCCTCACTAACCAGGGTCGAATGGTATGGACTACAAAACTGATGGACTGATGCTCGATATTACTGAAAGTGGCTTTATCCAAATTGGCTACCAGATGGGGAGGCACCCGAAAGATACGGCAGATCTCCTCGGTCTGAAACTTCCTGGTTTCAAGGAACTGCGCCTGTTCCGGCGGTATACCGATTGGTTGAAACTTCATGCCTTCTTCCAGAACCGCCACCCGGTGGGCGTTGCCGCTGCCTTGATATACAGCATTCCAGCTTTCTCTAATCCTAGCTGGGTCCTTTACAACACCAGGGTGCTCTAAAACCCCGCCGGGATTAGCGCCATTGGCAAAAAAGCTGGCACCGTATTCTTCGGTAGCGATAGCCATGCCGATAGCGTTCTTGGCCATGGCAATGGGGGAGTAGCCCACCAGTCCATCAAAGCCAAGTCCGGGAATATGCAGGATATCTTCCGGCCTTAAGATTACATATCCGGAGTCCTTTCTGTATTCGTAATAGAGCTGTCCATCAGTTGTTCTGTCCACTGTCATCCGGTCGGGGAGAAGGGGATAGAGGGCCACAACTCGGCCCCTGCCGTCTCTGATAATCTGGGCATAAGCATTGCCCCATAATAAAAGATGACTCATCAGTGTCTCTCGAAACACAAATGAAGTCATCTCTGGATTAGGCTCATCATGGAGCAGATAATATAGCTGGTGGTCTATGGCTTTGTCCTTGCCCTTGTCCGTGGATTGGTAAACGTTGAGTGGCAGACTGGCTATGGTTTCCGCCAGGATTCGGACACAAGCATACACGACGGTGGTTTGCATGGCGGTTCTTTCATTTACGGTTTTGCCGCTGGCGGTGCCGCCGAAGAAAAAACTGTAGGTGCTACCGATATGGTTCTGGGGTTTATCCCGTGAACGGAACAACCCTGAAAATATGCTCATATAAACAACAACCCCCTTTCGTCGTAAACGCTGCCGTCGATACCGCCGTTGAGGGTTGCCCTCGCAAGCCCCATAATCAGAGCCACCACGCCGTCTATTTTCTCCGTTGATTTCTTTTTGTTGGGTTTGATATTGCCCGCAGCGTCTTGGTCGATGATGACGTTGCTCATATTCCAATCAAGGACAGGGTGCCTGCCGTGCCGGATTCTGCCCTCCATGACAAACTGGTAGAAATCCTTTGACGGCGGCGACATGGATATGAAACCCTGACCAAAAGGGAATACTGTAAAACCATGCTCTGCACCCAGTTCCTCAAGGTCGCGGCGAATCTTTTCCGCACCGTAGCGGTCGTAGGCGATTTCACGAATTTTGAAACGCCCGGACAGCTTGGCGATGAAAGCCACGATATAATCGTAGTCCACCACATTGCCCTCGGTGGTGTTGAACACACCCGCCTTTTTCCAGATAGCGTAAGGGACGTGGTCTCGTCGAGTGCGTAGATCGATAACATCCTCCGGCAGCCAGTAAAACGGCATCACCGTGTACTTAATGTCATCGCCGACCGGTGGGAATACCAATACCAGAGCCGTCAGGTCGCCTGTAGAGGAAAGGTCGAGACCGCAATAGCAGTCGCGCCTCTCATAGTCCTCCCAGTCGATTTCCTCGCCGCAGGCATCCCATTTATCCATAGGCATCCAGCGGATATCGGCGTTACACCACTCGTTAAGTCGGAACTGCCGGAAGTGCATCTCCTCGGCGGGGTTCTGTCTCGCCTGTTCGTAGGCGGCCAGCACCGTTTCGAACGGAATCGTCACGCCGATGGATGGATTGACCCGCCGCCAGACGGATTCGTCGTTCCAATCGTCGTCCTCTTCAATACCGAACACGGCGGGATAGAAGGACGGGTCAATCTTCGAGCCGTCCAGAACCGCTTTTGCTTTTTGGTGGATTTCATAGCAGATACTCGTCTTATCCCGGCCCGCCGTGGTGATGAGGAAGTAGAGAGGTTGCCGTCTGGCATCACCCGTGTACTTGGTCATCGTATCGAACAGTTCTCTGGTTTGCTGCGCAAACAACTCGTCAAAGATAAGCCCTGACACATTGAAGCCTTGCTTGGACTTGGTCTCGCTCGACAATACCCTGTAGAAGCTATTGGCGTGCGGGAATATAATCCGCTTGGTGGACGGCACGAGTTTTGACAGCTTTGCTAAATCGCCGCATTGCTCGACCATCGCTTTAGCGGTATTGAAAACAATACTCGCCTGATTGATGTCGGCGGCGCAGGAATAGACCTCCGCGCCAGCTTCGCCGTCGGCGAAAAGGAGGTAGAGGGCGATTGCCGCCGCCAGTTCGGACTTGCCGTTTTTCTTGCCGACTTCAACATAGGCTGTGCGGAACTGCCTGTAGCCGTCCTCGCCGACGATGCCGAAAATATCCCTTATAATTTGTTCCTGCCACGGCATCAGACGGAACGGCTTCCCGTACCATTCGCCAGTGGTGTGCTTGAGCATTGATATGAAATTGACCGCAAAATCAGCCCGACGTTCTTCGTATCGGCTGGTCGGCAGTATCAGTGGTGTGGGTTTGTATTTGTATTCAGGCATCGTCATCCTCCTTCCGCGCAAAATAAAAAGACCTCCGCAGAAGTCCTCAAAATCTATCTGTACGAGAGACAGCCCCTTACGGGGGTGTCCTCGGCTATGGTCTTTTTATATTAGAGAGCGTCGCCCTTCAAAATAAATGTAGAATAAGCCTTTCGGTCAGTTTCGATAAAGTTAACCAGTTCATAGAAGCCTTTGTCAAAAGCGAGTCGTTGAACGGTACCTAAGTCAAACATATTCGTTTCACCTGTTGCCCGAATCGCTAATATCTGCTCCTTAATTGTGTCGTTTATCACCGAGGGCAGCAGCCTGATTTCGTCCTCACCGTATACTGCGCCGAGGTGCGAACCGCTGTCCCAGATTATGAAAACCGTTCCTGTGTCGTCCACGAAGTCCACCATTCCGATGTCGCCGGGCTTCAGTTTGGTGTAAGGGTCAGTCATGGAGACCAGCTCCACGCGTGCGCCTTTTTTGTACCGTGCCCTTCGTGCTTCGAGGGCGGCTTTTGAAATGAAATTATTCACTGTCCGCCACCTCCGTTTTCTTATTGTTTTTCCAGCTTGAGTTGCCCTCAAGCCTTGAAAGCAATATCTTCCGAGCCGCTTTGTATTCGTCTCCGATGAAGCCGAGAGAAAGCAGGAAGCACCGCATGGCGTATTTGGGATTGTCAATGCCGTCCCTTTCTTTTGCCGTGATTCGCTTCTTTTCAATCGCTGTCTTGCAGAGTAAGCTGACCAATGTAGCGTAGGCTTCCGTGTGTTCCGCGTCAATTGTTCCCCTAAACCAAGGGAACTGGAGCGTGTCAGTGGTCTGCTTAATCGGCAGGTAATCCGTGCCGAGCGCCGCTTTTAAGAGTGGGGCTTTGGCGTTTACCAGTTTGGCAAGGTTGTCGAGTTTCTCAGGCGTGAAGCCGTCAAGGGGTATTTCAATGGTCAAGCGGTCGGTTCGGGGCGTAATCTCTACCGAGCGGGTGGAGTTGTAGTCTTTGTCCAGTTGGAAGAGTTCAAGCAAGATTACCTCGCCCTGACAAAAGGCGTAAGCCTGCCGTAAAGCGTCCGCATCATTTTCCGCACCAAAAACCTCCATGCGGTCAGGGCAATCGGGATCGCTGAGTTCCGCTTGGTAGGTGTAGCTTTCGGGAACATCGCTGGCCTGCATTCCATTTTCGCCGATGGGGTCGCGGTGTTCCTGCCCAAGCCCCAATTCCTCGTTTTCGGTAAGCTGTAAGTCAGCAAAANCGGGGACTTCCTCGTTTTCGATGGTCGGCGTGTCGTATTCTTCACTGACCGCCTTGAAACTGTGTAGCCCGCAAAGGTCTGCGACCAGCTCTCGGTTGTCATCGCCCGTGACCGTACCGCTCTTGTCAATATAGTAGTCGCCGACTTCATAGGCGAATGTCGGGGCTCCGAGGTACTTGGTTGGGGCGTTTAGTACTTGGCTGATGGCCGCCACCAGTGATTTGCGCTCCGAGCCTGTTACGTTATAGTTGAGTTTCATGTTCGTTTCCTCCGTTTTCCTTGATTTTGCGGGGTTTGTCGTCTCCCGCGCATTACATATATCACTCCAAACGCCCTAAATGGCAAGCGTTTATGTAATAATAAATGTACCGAATATCAAGGAAAAATAGCCCTTTATCGTTGTGTGTATGACACAATGCCGCCGAGGACGAATACCACGCAGGGCAGAGTGGGTTTCTTATTCACAGGCGGTCGCCTCCTTAATCCACAGCACCTCACGCCGCCTCACGCCACGTTCGGCACGGGCATCCTTTTCGACGCGCCGCCCGTCTTTAGCCGCTCGTTGTAAAGCGGTCTGTATCATTTTCCCGCCACCTCCTTCACGAGGTCGGCGTATTGAATCGTTTCGCCGTTGCGCTCACAAGTGATGTCCGCACCGCCGTTTTGCTTGAATTCAGCATATCGGCGCAAAATGACCGATGCGTATTTCTCATCCAATTCGAGCATATTGCAGATACGGTCAGCTTGCTCGCAGGCGATCAGGGTACTGCCCGAACCGCCGAAGGTGTCGAGTACGATGCCGTTCGCCTGACTGCTATTCCTAATGGGGTAAGAGAGCAGGTCGAGGGGCTTTGAGGTCGGGTGGTCGCTGTTGCGCTTGGGTTTGGCGAAGTTCCATATCGTGGCTTCGGCTCTCCCTGCGTACCATTTGTGCGTTCCCGTTTTCAACCAACCGTAGAGGATAGGCTCATGCTGCCACTGGTAGGGGCTTCTGCCCAAGACGAAACTGTCTTTGACCCAGATACACGCTCCCGAGAGGTGGAAACCCGCCTCGCGGAACGCCCTGCGGAAATTTTCGCCCTCTGTGTCGGCGTGGAAGATATATGCTGAGCCACCGCCTTCGAGGTTTTCGGCAAGGTTGCAGAAGGACGAGAGCAGGAAGTTATAGAACTGATCCGCTTTCATGCTGTCGTTCTTGATTTTCAGTCCGCGCGCAGACTCAAAGCTGACGTTGTAAGGGGGATCGGTGAGGACGAGGTTAGCCTTGCGTCCGTCCATCAGTCTTTTTACTGTTTCGCCATCGGTAGCATCGCCGCAGATGAGGCGATGCCGTCCGAGCGTCCACTCATCTCCGGGCAAAACAAAAGCCGCCTTTTCAAGGGCGTCTGTGAGGTCGAAACCATCATCATCCACATCATTGCCATCGGTGGCAAACAGCTTCTCTATCTCTTTGGCATCGAAGCCTGTCAGTTCAAGGTCGAAGCCGAGGTCTTTCAAATCGGCAAACTCCAAAGCGAGCAGTTCCTCGTCCCAGCCCGCACTAAGAGCGAGACGGTTATCGGCAAGGATATACGCCTTTTTCTGGGCTTCGGTCAGATGCTCCACAAACACGCAGGGAATTTCGCTCAAGCCTTCTTCCTTCGCCGCCATGATGCGGCCGTGACCCGCGATGATGTTCAGGTCTTTGTCCACGATGACCGGATTGACGAAGCCGAACTCACGAAGAGAAGAACGAAGCTGTAAAATCTGCTCCTTGGAATGCGTCCGGGCATTGCGCGCATATGGAACAAGGCGGTCTATATTTACTTTTTCAAATCGTTCCGTAGTCTGCATTTATTAAAACCCCCTGTTCGTGAGTAGTTCGAGGAAGGCGTTCTTCTCTTCGCTCTGAGCGCTGCTGTGCCGGTTGATGATTTGCATAATCAGATTGAAGTCGCCCTGCATCGCCTTGTAATACGCGGAACCCGCTGTGACGTAAGGCGACAGTTTCAGGTCTTTGGTCATACGTCCGATTTTGCGGTTCATGGCTTCGCAAGCGAGAAACCCCTGCCTGTTCAGCACATAGTCTGTAATCGTCTGTGGTGCGACATAACCGTCACAGCCACGAGCCGAGATATATTCCTCGATTTCATTTCGCAACACTTCCGGCGACGGCACTTCCTTTTCACATTCCTTCATCGCCATAGAGAAATAGTCCGCCATCACGTTTTTGGAATTTACCTTTTTGGGCTTGGGTTGATTTGCAGCATTTGTGCCGGCAGTTTTGCCTTCAAGCTTTTTATCGATTGGGTTCTTCCGAGGACGGCCTGCCCCCGGACGATAACCACCGCTGGGCATAAGCGTCACCTCCTCGGTTTTGATTTTGATTTCCGTTTTGATTTTTTGATTTTTGATTATTGAAAAATTCACACGAAAGGCCGAGCGCGCTGCCCGCCTTAGAAGCCGTAGGGATTGTGACCGCCCCTCGGTCGGCTCCACCATTTTGTGAACCTCAAAAGTAATCGCCCTGCTGACTGTGCAAACGGCTATGGCACTCGGAGCAGAGAGCCTGTAAGTTGCTCCAGTCATTAGTGCCGCCGTCGGTCAGCTTGCGCTTGTGGTGTACGAGTCCGGCGGGCGTGAGCCTGCCGTCGCGCTTACACAACTCGCACAGCGGGTTCGCCGACAGGAACGCTGTGCGTATCCTGTTCCACGACCGCCCGTAGCGTTTGTTGGATTCGGGGTTGCGGTCGTAATGGTTGTAGCGTTTGGCTTCCTGTTTCTGATGATCCTCGCAGTACCGGCCCGTGGTCAGCTTGGCGCAGCCAGGGTGGACGCAGGGTTTCTTGGCTTTTGTATGGCACGACAGTACCTCCGTTTCCGCGCATAAGAAAAGCCCCGTGGGATTTCTCCCGCGAGGCTCGCGTGTGCATTCAATTCTGCCATTCTAAATATATCATAAGTGCCGCATGGCTTTCTATGACATTTAGTGGCATCCTCATTGATTCCGCCGAATTAAGTCAACTTCCTCCAAAGCCCGACCGTGCAGGCGGTGGATGTGCCGCAAGTCGTAGTGGAGTGCTACGGCGATTTCCTCCCATGTCTCAAAGCAGAGGTAGCGCATCTCCAGAATAGTTTGGAGCTCGGTACGCTCCACGCACTTGATGATGGTGACCACCTCGCGTTTCAGGTTGATGAGGGCTTGAAGATCGGCTTTTATTTCAGACTCCAAATCCAGAGCTTTGCTGATGAAATCCTCCATGCGATGGTGATTAGGGCTAGCTCCCTTTGGCATATCCGACAGGGTAGCTGTCGCTTTGGTGGCGAGGTTGTGTAGCGACTTCACCTGCTCAATTTTACTGTTGATGCGTTGATCGATGCGGTTGGCCTGGGAGAGGTATTCCTTTGCTGTCATCACAAAACCCTCCTCTCACCGTGTTCGCAGCCAGACCATGTTATCCGATACTGCTTATCGCCGTTTGGCGTTACATTCAGCAGAGATTTGTGGTATTCGCTCCGGTTGTTACCGCATTCATACGCCGCCCAGTTACGGTCGCTTGCTTTCTCGTCTATTCTTGCGTGGCGACAGGATATGCATCTGATGCGCTCTTTTGTTGTAGGGTTCATAACGCACCTCCGAAAATTTGATAAATTCCGCTCGGATTGGCTCGTTTTGACTCCCTCGATTGACTCCTTAGGTATTTACAGATTGGCTTTCACGGCTTCGATTAACGCGCTCTGGGTCTTGTCTTTGTGCGCCAATGCCCTCATTATCTGCTCGTCAATCGTCTGCTCCGTGATAATATGGTGGATGACCACCGTTTCGGCGGTCTGCCCTTGCCGCCAGAGGCGGGCATTGGTCTGTTGGTAAAGTTCCAAACTCCATGTCAGCCCGAACCATATAATCGTGCTGCCGCCCGTTTGAAGATTAAGCCCATGTCCGGCAGACGCGGGGTGGATGAGTGCCACGGGCAGTTCTCCGCGATTCCAACGGGTGATACTGTCGGATGGATCAAGCTGTGTAAAGGGGATATGCAGTTTGCGAAGACGTTCCTCGATTCTCGCCTTATCGTGTTGGTACCAGTAGGCAATAAGGGCTGGGTTTCCGTTGCTTTGCTCTATCAGGTCTTCTAGTTCGTCAAGTTTGGCATCGTGGATTTTGATAACGCCGCCATCGTCGCTGTAAACGGCACCGTTCGCCATCTGGCTGAGTTTCCCCGACAAAGCGGCGGCATTGGCGGCGGTCACTTCCTCGCCGTCAAGGGAAAGCACCAATTCCTGCTTCAAATCGTCGTACCTTTTCCGCTCCGCCGCCGAAAGGCTCACTTTATGCTCCACCGTCAGGAGTTCCGGCATTTCCAAGTGGTCGACGGCTTTCATACTGATGGTGATGTCGCCGATGCGCTCATAGATGCGTTTTTCGGCATTAGGCAGGGGCTTGTAGCTGAATATCACCTGCCCGTTGCGGCGGTCGGGGACAAAATAATCGATACGGTACTGCCCGATGAACCGACCGAGGCGTTTGCCCATATCCAATAGCCGGAACTCGGCCCACAAATCCATCAAGCCGTTACTGCTCGGCGTTCCCGTCAGACCCACCACCCGTTTGACCTTGGGGCGCACCTTCATCAACGAACGGAACCGTTTTGCCTGATGGTTCTTGAAACTGGAGAGTTCGTCGACCACCAGCATATCGAAGTCAAACGGGACGCTGCTTTTCTCGATGAGCCACTGGGTATTCTCCCTGTTGACCACATAGACATCGGCTTTGACGCGGAGGGCGGCAAGCCGCTCTCGTTCCGTGCCGACCGCCACCGAGACCCGCAAACCCCGCAGATGCTCCCACTTTTCGGCTTCCTGTTTCCAAACATTTGTGCAGACCCGAAGTGGGGCGATGACAAGCACCTTACCCACGTCGAAGTAATCAAACATCAGGTCAAAGATGGCGGTTAGCGTTATCGCCGTTTTGCCAAACCCCATCGAGAGGAAGACTGCGCTCGCGGGGTTATTCTCAATGAAGTCCGTGGCGAACTGCTGATAGGCGTGGGGTTTGTAGGTCATTTGATTCTGTTCTTTTATCAACATTTTCGCATGGCTTTTGCGCTCAATCTGATTAACCATTACGCATATCCCCCAAGATTTGATTTATTTGTTCGGGGCCGTCAAGGACGTAAACCTTGAACCCTAACCGCCGTAGTTGCTCGTGCCGCCGTAGCTGCAACGCCCTCGGCTTTTTGCCGGTCGCTTTGACCTCCACGAAGGCGATTCTGCCTTCCGGCAGGAGTACCAGCCTGTCGGGGAAGCCGTCCTGACCGGGGCTTGTGAACTTCGGGGCGATGCCGCCCACTTGTTTTACTGCAGCGACGAATCGTCGCTCGATATCACGTTCCCGCATACGCGCCTCCTTGATAGCCACTTCGATTAAAAATCCAGTAATGACGGGGCCTTTAGCTTGTTGGTGGAGGATAAAGGAGGCTGATTCTAAAAGTGCCCTTACGAGAGGTCATTTTTGGGTATATACAACTTTAGATAGATGTTCCTTTATCCTCCACTACCTGAATGTCAGTTAAGAAAATCGTCCTCAACAGTCCTCGCAACCGACCTGTCGGCTGAAAGGGAAAGACCCTCCCACATATTGCCTGAGTTTGTTTTCCTGATATCGAAACCAGCTAACCGCAAAGCTTCCGCAAAGTCACGGTTGCGCCTTGCGTATTCGCCCGTCTCGGTCGCCCACGCACGATAGGTCTTATAAAGCACACCACCGGCGCACCGCGCGCCCTTGCCGACCGTACAGCATTCAGCCAAAAAAGCGCCGAGCCAGTCATTTTCCTCTTTGTAGCGTTCAACCGCGCCATCCACCGCCGCGCAGAACGGCAGCTTGTACCCGTTTGCTATAAACATCTTCGCGCCGTCGATAATCCATTGCATCACCGCACCGCCCGCCTGTTCGAGAAGCTGTTCGGCGTAGTCAGTCTTAGGATTCTTAATCTCGGCGTTAAAGGGAGCTACCACGAGCCTGCGCCAAGTGCCTCGGTCGCCGCTGCCGACTTTTGGCAGGTGGTTCGTATAAAGAACCGTCGAGTGCGTCGGGGTGAAGGTGAAAGGGTCGTGGTATTTACGCTCCGCCGTGATGCTGTCCACGCTGGCTATCTGCTTCAGCATCGAAACCGACAGACGTTGACCTTCCTCCGTCTCAGAGGCCAGCACAAACCGCTTGCCTAGCAGTTCCGCAAGGTCGACCTTCACATTTTTCGCCCGTGTGGTCAGGGCTTCGGCGGGGATTTTGCCGGCGTAATCACCTAAGACTGCCGCTATGGTGTTGAACACCGTGCTTTTACCGTTAGCGCCGGGACCGTGGGCAATGACCAGAGCCTCGTGATATACTTTCCCGATAGCCATCGCCCCGGCAAGGCTCTGGAGAAACTTTTGGTATTCCGTATCGTTCACCGTCACCATCCGCAGGCAGTCGAGCCAGATATTCATACCGGAGAGGTTCGGGGAGTAGCGGGCTATCTTGGTACATCTTGCGTCGGGCGAGTGCTTATCTACTGCGCCGGAGCGCAGGTTCACGATGCCGCTTAGGGTGTTTAGGGCAAACGCATCTGCGTCCAGTTCATTGACGCTGATTTCCAGAGCCGACCGCGCCAGTTTGAGAACGCCGCTGACTTTGCCGTGTTCGCACATTTTCATGGCGAACTTGTGGTAGACTTCGGCGGCTTTTAGGTTCTTTGACGCCCTGTCCTTTGCATCCTCGTCGCCGCCCGTTTCAGCAAGTGCGGCTTCAGCATACGCCGACTTAACCTCGGACTTGGCGTCCTCTAATACCTTTTTGGCAAAGTCGATATACTTCTGCTGCGCCTTAAGGTCGGAGATTTCCCACTTGGCAATCTGCCAGACGAGCCAGCCCGACGATGACGTGTAGCAGACCTCCGCGCCGCACTCCCTCGCAAACCCCTCGGCCATAGCGATGTCGGTAAACGCCGTGGGTCTGAGGCTCCCCGCAAAGTCCCGCTCCGCTGAAAAGGCCAAAAACTTCTCAATCGCTTCGTCGCGGGTGACCTTTTGGATTTCCTGATCGGTAAGGGGTTCAGCGAAGGCATAGTTATTGATAAGAGGCATCACGAACTTGATTTCTTCTTTGGTGAAGCCGTTTCGCACCAATGTGCCTATGTGCCGGAATAGCGCGGCGTTCCTGCCAGAGCCGTCGCCCAAGCCCGTAAACTTCATACCGCCCCGTATGGGTGAGAGCCATTTGGGATATGTGTCCAATTCGCGGCTCTCGTCAAAGTCCCGCAAGATTTCTCGCACCTTACCGTCGTTTTTCAGTACGATATACATATTCACGCCGGTTCTCACGTCGAAGATGAAGCCGAGGGCATCCACCGCCTTGACCACGCCTTTTGTGGCGTACTCGCTGGACTTGAACATAAACTGGATGCCGCGCTTGGTCTTATACACCCGACAATTCAGGTCGAGGTCTTTGACGATGCGGAGTATCCGTTCACCTTCGTCCATTTCGTCGATGTCCTTGACTGTAAACTCACCGTTTAAGATTCCGGCATATTCGTCATATTGCCCCGCCTGTTCGAGGGTCAGGAGATCCTCGCCGTTTCCGAACTTCTGGCAGGGCTGCTTATTCTGTGTGCGAACGTATCCGCGAAAAGGGTTAATCATCGACTGCGTCTCCTCTCACGATTTCATATTCTTTCGTCGAGTACACACCCTCGGCGTTGCGGAGTTTGCCTTTCCTGTGCGGCTTAATCCACACGCTCTGGCCGCTTTTGAGCCGCCGCCAATGCCCGATAACACCCCAGCAAGGGCAGGTGATAACGTGTCTGCCGCCCTCGGTCAGCGTAGTCGTGACCTCGTCGCGGTTTATGGTCAGCACCCGATAGGTCTTCACTTTGCGGGGCTTGCCTTTTTTGCCCTTCTTGCCAGACGTTCCTTTTGTGATGGCTCGGGCGGTAGATTCTCTGAAGATGGTCGGGCGGTTGAGAAGAATCGCCTGTGTCAGCAGATAAGAGTGAATCCCGATACTCATCAGGTTCTGTACCATATCCGCACCGTTTGGTGACTGCCTGAAGTGCTCCGCCGCATAACTGGGATTTCCCATAGTCATAGGTTTTGTGTCTGCGCCCATCCACGGGCCCACGAGAATTTGCAGTCCAAACAGCTTTTCACCGGTCTTGATGCTTGAAATGTGGATGTTGAAGTATGGGTCGGCATAACCGGTTCCATCTCCGCTCTCACCGTTAAAGGCAGTTATCCCGCTCACTGTGCTTGGCGTGTAGTCGATGCGGATGCCCGAATCCTCCACAAAGAGTGTAAAGAACTGCAGGGCGGGGCTTTCAATGTACAGATACCGCTGGTCGGCTTTGCATAGGTAGGGGCTACCAATTTGGTTCAGTTCTTCTGCGGTAATTCTGATTCGTGTCGTATGCGTCCCTCTTTGATGGGCTTTTGCCAGTATGTGTCAGGCTCGCTGTAACCGCCGGAATAACTCGCTGACTTGAAAGTGTTTGTGCTCAGCATCCATCCACCTCCTGACATCTCGAATTAAAATACCTGATAGGCAAACCGCGTTTTTTCGCCGCTGCGATTTCACCCGCCATACCTTTGCTGACCCTATCGCCGAAGACCCAAAGCTGGTCGCAACGTTTCAAGATTGCCGTGCCGCAACGAAGCCCGATGTCCCGCTCGTCCCTGTCGGAGTCATCGAGGAACTGGGGATAGAGTAAGTGCGGCGCAAAAGGCACGGCGTTCTGGTTGATGACAAAGCGACAGTAGCCCTTGGCACGTTCGGCGTTTGATTGCGTGTCGTCCCGGTAGGGCGAGCAGACGTAAACGAGCGGGAATGTTGAATATCGTACCGCTGCCTTTTCCTCGCGGGTTATCGCTACGATTGCTTTTGTTGCTGTCAGGTCGGCGTAACCTTCGGAGTTTTTATTGTTCATAAGCTAAAACTTCCCCACAGCCAATCTGAGCAGGGCCCCGGCGAACGGCTCGTACTGTTCCGGCGTTAATTCTTTCAGGTCGTCAACCTCGAACCTTATAAAGAGGTCGTAGACAGGCTCACCATAGTCCGCCTTATTGAGCGCGTCGACAAGCAGATTGATGCCGTCGAGTGTAACCAGCACGCCATCCGAGAAGCCGATTTTCTTTTGGCGCTTCTGGGTACAGGCGGAGCAGACGATGCTTGTGGAGAAAAGGTCGCCCTCGCCGTCACCGAAAACCTCCGCAAGGTCAACGGGCAGCTCGCGCTCGCATTCGGGGCAGCGGGTAAAGACGTTCTCGTCCGTGATATCTGTCTTGACCGTCTTGCCGCTTTGCTGTTTGCTTTTGATGTAGAACATAATTTGTTCCCTCCGTAATCTTTGATAGGCGAAACCGCCTCCACTATCTACTGGACAGTGAGAAGCGGTTTTCCGTAGTGGTTTTTATTGCTTTTGATAAAAATTGCATTCATAGCCTTCGGCGCGGAGCGGCAGGCCGTTTGCCCACGCGGGGAGACGACTCATCTGTTCGCAAACCTCTTCCACCGACATACGCCTGTCGGCTTCCAGCACGACCTCATCGTGGACGTGTAGGACGATGGAACAGCAGCGGAGCGTGCTCATCGCGTGATACAGAATGTCCCGCGCCACCGCCTGCGTGATGTTTTCCACCCACTTGCCCGGCGAGGACTCAAGCCGTCCCCATTTCTTGGCGGCGTTAATACCGTCGTAGGTCACGCACTCGCTGCCGAAGCGGTTCACGGCGAGTTTGGGTTTCACATAGCAAAGCCGCCTGCCCGACGGCAGGGTAACAAAGAGCATTCCGCTCTCGTAGCCGAACTTGATGCCGTGGGTAGCTGTTTCGGTTTTGTCTCTGACGGCTATGCGAGCCACCGCGTCTGCTTCCCACCAAAACTTCACGATGGCGGGGTTCGCCTGCCGCCAAGCATTCACAAGCCCTTGCAAATCCTCTTCCTTGATGCCCATATCCAAAGCCCCGAACGCTTTCAGCGCTCCCACGGAGCCTTGGTAACCACAAGCGAGAACGGCGATTTTAGATTTCTGACGTAAAGGAGACTTCTTATCCACGCTACCCGGTGCGGCGTTAAACATTCTCTCGGCGTTCCTTATATACAGGTCTTGCTTAGCGCGATATGCGTCAAGTACCCACTGCTCCCCGGCAAGCCAAGCGAGGATGACCGCCTCGATGGACGTGAAGTCGGAAACGATCAGTTTGCATCCTGCCTTTGGTATAAACGCCGTCCTGATGAGTTCGCTTAACACTTCCGGCACGGAGTCATAGAGCATTTCGAGCATCGCAAAGTCGCCGTTACGCACGAGCGAGCGTGCCGCCTCAAGGTCGGGCAGATGGTTCTGGGGTAGGTTCTGGGCTTGGATTAAGCGTCCGGCAGCTCTGCCGGTGCGGTTCGCCCCGTAGAACTGAAATAAGCCTCGGGCGCGATTGTCGGCGCACACACAGGTTCCCATCGCCTGATATTTTCGGACGCTGGACTTAGCGAGGGACTGGCGCATCGTGAGGACCTTCGCCACGCAGTCGGGCGCATTTTTAATTGCCGCCGCCACTTCTTTTTTGCCGAGGGAGTCCATCGCCAGGCCGTTCTTGGACAGCCACGACTTCATCTGCGCCACCGAGTTCGGGTTCTCAAGATTTGTGATGCCCTGCATAGCGGCTGACAGGGCTTGCCGCGACTGCTCGTCTGCTGTGATGGCGTTCCACACAAGCGTCATATCCAAAGCGACGCCCCTGTCGTTGATTTCTTGATCGAGGCGGTATTCTTCCCAGATAACGTCCGGCATGGGGAACTTGTGAAGTTTCACCTGCACCGCCATTTCCGCCTGAACGTCGCGAGCGTTGTATTCCTTAAAGAGCTGCCATTCATCGGGACGGTCATTCGGGTACACACGTCTGCCGCTGCGGTTGGGTTTGGAAAACAGGCTGATGAGTTTCTTGCCCTCGGACATTTTCTGCTGCGTCAGCTTCAGAGCCGCGCCGACGCTTTCAAGCGACAGAGGAAGACCCATATACGCCGCCCAGACCATAGAGCAGCGCCAAGATTCAGGGTTGAGGAACCTTGCCAAATCGAGGTATTCCGATGAGAAGTGATTATCCGCAAAGGGGTCGAGCGACAGCCTCATATCCGATAGATAGCGGGATAGACATACCCGCTCGAAGTTCGCGTTATATGCCCACTTTTGTATACTGTCGTCCGTCAGCGCATCGAGAATTTCCTGCGGTAGCGTTTCGCCCGATGCCAAGTCCACGACTTTGACCTCACCACCGTCTACGGAGTAGGCGAACAGCAGTATGGCGAAGTCCGGTGCCTCGGCGTACTTATAAACTCCGGCTTTGGTCAGGTCGACGGACGAGAAGGTTTCAATATCAATTGAGATTGTTTTCATAAGCCCTCCTGAATACGAAAGGCGGCAAGTTGCCCTGCCGCCCTCCGTTTTGCCTTGTGTTGACCTTAGTTGAGATAGTCGCTGTCGTCTTCAGCCTCGGTGGGCTTGAAGCCGTCGTTGAAATCGTCCTCGGCTTTTGCCTTGCTGCCGAGCGGTTCACCGTCGCGCACCTTCTGGATGTTCTGCAAACCGCAGGCGATACCGCGATTACCCGAACTGTTGAAGGCGTAGAATGTAAGTGAAACACGGGCATATACACCGGAGTAGATTTCGCTGGTGTCGTAGATGCGTTCGTTGCGGATGTCCACCACGCCCGGCGCTGTATTGCTGTTGGCGTTTAAGAACCAGCAACCCTTGTAAGCGTCGTCGTCGGGGCGCTCCGTGTCGCCGTCCCTGAGTGGGGTTTTTAGGCTCGCCAGAGAGGGGATGCTTTTGCCGGCTCCCTTGAGCTTGCCTTCGCCCTCTTCGTAGGCGGCCTCAATTGCCTTTTTGACCTTTGCTACCGTGACCGTGTCGGTCTTGGGGATGAGGACGCTGGTGCTGAATTTCGGCTGACCGCCGTTGATGGATTTCGCCTGCCAGATGTTCGCGTAGCTGAGGCGGCACACGCCCGTCACTACCTTCGTGGGATTGACCGTTTCCTTGTTAACTGTGTTTGCCATGATAAGATTCCTCCTAATTTTTGATCGGGTCGGCGAAGTCTGTCGCCGCCGTGTTGATATTGAGTTCCTGCCGCTTGTCCGTAGCCGGAACAAGCACCGGTTTGCCTTGCGGTTTCTCGATAAACTCTCCGAGCGTATCCTCGAACCGCNTTTTGCCTAATAGCGAGGTCATTGCCGTGATGCCGAGGACTTTGTGTTCATACGGGTCAAGCCCAATGCCCTTGACGGCTTCCGCGACGCCCGTTTCGTCCGTGTACCTGCGGTTTGAACGTCCCTCGACCAACTTCCATCCGTTCCACTTCTTGCCGCCGATTGCCGCGTGCGAGTGCATATTCCTTTATATCGTTCGCCCAACTGACGAAGGGTGTCTATCCGTTCAAGGACGTGTTCGACCTCAAAGTCCTCAAGCATCGGCGGCTTTTTGAAGTCCAGTTTTGCCAGTTCGGTGGCGTATTCGGGCTCTCGCTCTGCACTCCGCTTTGACCCGGCAAAACTTGCACCACGCGCCGGAGGCATATCCTCCCGTCGCCCTTATAGGCGAGTTCGGCAGCGGGCTTCAGCACCGTGTCCGCCCAGCGGTATAGGTCGTCAACCGGCATTTCAAAAGTGCTGATGTTGTCGCGCCGGGGTTGTACGATGGACATACTGACGGTTTCGATATCAAACAGGGCGTCATACTGCGATAGAGCACCGAGTGCATAGAGCATTAGTTGGCTGTTGCCCTCGCCATCTTCACCCTCAGATGAAACCGCCGTACCCGCACCAAACTTGAAGTCGATTATCCGCAGGGTCAGCTCGCCGATGATGATACAGTCCGCCGTGCCGAAACCGCCCTCGACGTAGTCCGAAAAGTCCACCTTCTGCTCCACAAACACATAGGGGTCGGGGCAGGTTTCCTTTGCCGCCTCTATCTGTTCCGAGATAAAGTTCACATACTCGTTCGCTCCTTGTTCCATCTCAGTGGTGTAGTAGGACAGCTTCTTTGCAGGGTTCCGGCTTGGGCGGCCAAGCAGCTTCTTGAGTTTGTGTTCGCAAAGCTGATGTGCCTGTGAGCCTTCCTCCGCGTAGGTGGAACTCCCATCCTTAACCTCGGCGTTCCGTCTGGCTGATGGCGGGCAATGGAGCCACATATTTGAACTGGATGCGGAGCATACGGCGTGTTTTTTGTCATCGCTCATTTCAATGACTCCACCTCCACAATCAGGGCAGGATAGTCGGCCGGATCGATAAGGCTTAACTTTGCCGCCCGTTTCTGAATTGCCGCCTGTACTTGCTCCCTGAAGCCCGCGTCCGCTTTCGCCATCAGTACCTTGCGGACATCCACGAATGTCAGTTCCTTGGACTCTGACTCTGACTTTTGATCCATTTGGCCAGAAATTGTCGTGTCGTCGTCGCTGTCTGGATACGCCGTCATCAGTTCGTCGGCGACAGCCTGAAGCGTCGCAATCGCACACGCGATTTCATTTGCCAGCGAATTTGCTTTGTCTGGTGTCATATGCTTTTCCTCCTATCGGTTGTGCTGCCATCCCACGTTCCAAGGCTGTCAGTCTGCCTGCGAGCCGCCTGCTCACAATGCTGATTGCCATCAAAACGCCGATGAGTTCCTCGTTCCGTTCGCGGTCTATATAGCCGCTTCTGGGAACACATTCCCTTGTAATCACTGCGCTTTACCCTCCGTTTCTGTGAGATGGAATTTATCGCCCCTCACTACCTACTGGACAGCGAGGGGCGATAATCCGTAGTGGTTCAGTCGAGGAATTTCAAAATATCTTTCAGGGTGGGGTCGGAGCGCAGGATTTTACGCAGCCGGTTCTCTCGGTAGCGGACACCATCGAGGGTCATCTTCATCTGCTCGGCGATAACCTGCTTCTTGGCTTTCGCGCCCATAAGCCGAAATAGAAGCTGGTCGGACGGTTCGAGTCTTTTGTATACCGCGATGAGTGCGTCTAGGGATTCCAAGTCCTCGTGAATCTTGGCTATGTCGGCGCTTTCGTCGGCGATGTCAAAACGGCTGTCCAAGTCGCGGTCTTCTTCATTAGAGAAAGACTTGTCCAATTCAACCGTGCGGCTTACGCCTCGGTTGCAGAATTCGCACTTCTTCCGGCAGACCTTACCGTTTTTGCGAGTGAACTTGGAGTCGCAACAGCCATCCAGAGGGCATTGCGAGCAGGTCGCATAGCAGGGAACGTCCATAACGCCGACACACTGAGTCTTGGCGGCATTGTCTCGCTCCTGCTTTTTCAGTTCGGCGGCATTGCCTTTGCCAATCTGGTCGCCCAGTTCGTTGCGGGGCAAACGAATGGCGATGGCTTGATCGGGGCTGTAGAACCACCTTTGGATAAAGGGGTTGTCCGCCGTGGGCTTCTCCGGCGGAGCAAAGCAGGTGCGGCGACTGATGAAAGTTGTATCGCCAACGGCGTTCATTTCGAGGTACTTCTCGTAGTGCAGAGCCTTGTAATTAAGCATTTTGTTTCCTCCTAAGATTTGAGATTTGTAAGGCTCATCCAAGCCGTGGGTTAGAGGGTTTCGTGGTGACCGTACCGGCGGTGGTCGGGCGCATTCATGCGTTGGCATCGTGGTTTCCTCCGTGGATTTGCATTTGGGAACTTGATATTGGTAATATCTGGTGTTATAATGTTTTGGTGGGGTTTGTTTGGGGTTGTGGTCGGCGGTCAAATATCGGTTGTCCCAAGCCGAGCAACAAAAAAAGCCCCTGCGATTTCTCGCAAGGGCTGAAAACTTGTCCTTGTTTGAAACCTCAAGGACTATCCAAATCTTGATAAAGTCGGTGTCAAACCGAGTTAAGGTTGATAGCGTTGATAAGGTTAAAGGTTTTCTACGGAGACAAATCTGATGACAAACAACGGCGTGCCGCACCTTTGCGGCGGTACATTTTTTACACAGCTACTGCTGTCGCGGAAGTCGACGGTTTCCCAACGGCAGCGTACACAGGGCGAAACCGACGTCTTCCATAATGAAGATGTCCTGTTCGCTTTGCTCCAAATTATCCAGCCGGACGCTATCAAACCGACGGGGAATTCGTTTGAAACATACACGACGAACTTCAAGAAGTGCCGACGGCAGTATCGGCGAAGATTTAAAGTTTGAGAATGAAAATGTCCGCTTGGCTTTCACAAAGCGGATGACAGATAAATACCCGACTGTCCTGAATGCAGTTGCCACTTTTTGTGCCGACTACATAGACATAAGAGAAACGCCGCGAAACCACGAAAAACTGGTCAAGAGACTGATTGAAATTATCAGGGACGACACGAGCATAACTGACGAAGACTTGTTTCAGGTTGGAAGCAATGGTTATAAGGTGAACAAGAAAGTCCTGCTGAAAATAACCGAGGTGAGTTTGCCGGAATTCCTATTATCTGTTTGGGCTTTTATCGCCCTGAAGCGAAATGATAACAGTATCGGCAGAGATACGATTGTGGCTTGGAGTGACCCCAAAACCAAAGGGCGCTATGTCGGTAACGATGGGTCGAGCATTAAGCAGGACATAACCATCACGATGCCAACGATAGAATCCGCAGAAGCGGAAGCCGCCGCCACCGCAGAGAATGAGCCTTACGCCGAGTACAGCGAACCTTTTGCAGAAGAACCAACACCAGACCCCACGCCTAATATCACGAACCAAATCATAAACGCGCCCGCCGTGTTCTTTAACAGTGGGGCGAACGCCATACAAATCAACAACACAGGAACTCTGAATATAGATCGGGGTGGCAAGTCATGAGTAATGAAGTCCAAATAGCAAACGGCAATCTGCCAACAGCCGCCACTCCGCAGACAGTAATCCACAATTCGGGCGACAACGTGACGCAAATACGCCAATAACCAAAGGCGGCACAATTAACTTCTTTATGCCTGCCGTGGGCGGAGCGGTATATAATGCCGCTACCAAAATCAACACCGATTATTACAACTTGTTCGTGGTCGGAGGCGAGACATTCAACGAGAACTTCTTCCTTATAGACAAAAACCGTGCCTTAATCACTGCCGAGGGTGTGGCGGCGGACATAGCGGAACAGTTCGCTGCACTTACACCAGAGGCACAGGCATCAATTAAGACATTCCCGTCAATTTTCGCAAGTGAGAACCATCAATATGGGCGCACGGATGATGCCCACCTCGCCTTGTTCGGTGTAGTTACGGATATTCGCATTCAGGAAAATGGTATCAAGATTTACTTCCAGCGGTTTTGCACCATCCCACAGCAAAGGCTGAACGAGATAATGCTGAACCTCGCAATCAAAGGATCTTCGTCGTTCAACGAGCTAAACCGAACACACTGGACGATTAAAAGAATAAATCTGATTGAGGAGTTAAGAGCAGCGGGGATAAGTGTTCTTGCCCCTACTTAATCCATAACAAATACAAGTAAACCAATAGTAACTCTCGTATCCCTGCCCAAAGCGTATTGAATATAACAGATGTGAGACATGAAACGGAGGATTCCCTTATGAGTAATGAGCGTGAAAACGTCACACCTGAGAAGTGGGTCAACCTTGAAGATATCGCTATCCACCTCAGCATGAGCGAGGACACCGTGCGGACGTGGATCAAGGAAGGCAAGCTGCCATTTTACCGCGTCGGCAAACGCTATAAGTTCAAAATCTCAGAAGTGGATGATTGGATTCGCACAGGCAAAATAAAAGAGTAAAAGTTTAAGAGTAAACCTAGGGAGGGTGAGCCTATGGCCCGACTGGAAGATATAACCGTAGGGGCAAACGTAGCCGGCATCGCGCGTGGCGCGCCGGTGAGCATTGTTGCGGTCAAATGGCATGGCACGAACGCCATGACGGTCACATTCAAAAACGCTGCTGGCAATGTAGCCGAGCAGATACTATACCGTGAAGATGAGGAACGGCTGGACGTTGGGGACAATAGCCTGCCATGGAGTTTTGATGCGGATGCCAATCTTCTGCGACTCACGTCGGAAGCCTACCGCATTAACCTCGCACACATTTTTGACCCATACCTCGCCGTGCATACCTCGGCGATAGAGCCGCTACCGCACCAGATTTCGGCGGTCTATCAGGAAATGCTCCCAAGGTTACCGCTCCGCTATATCCTTGCAGACGATCCTGGCGCTGGTAAAACCATTATGACGGGGCTGTTTCTCAAGGAACTGCTTGTCCGGGGCGACCTGAAACGCTGCATGATAGTCTCGCCAGGCAACCTTGCCGAGCAATGGCAAGACGAACTCTACCGCAAGTTCAACCTGCGGTTTGAGATACTCACCAACGATCGAATCGAATCAGCGGTTACTGGAAACGTGTTCACGGAAGCGAATCTATGCATCGTCCGTTTGGACAAACTGTCGCGCAACGAGGATATACAGGAGAAACTACGTGTCACCGACTGGGACTTGATAGTCTGCGACGAGGCGCACAAAATGTCCGCAACTGTATGGGGTGGCGAAATAAAATACACAAAGCGGTTTCAGCTTGGGCGTCTACTATCCTCCCTCACAAGGCATTTTCTACTCCTGACCGCCACGCCGCATAATGGCAAAGAGGAGGACTTCCAACTCTTCATGTCTCTCATCGACCAAGACCGCTTTGAAGGCGTCGCTCGGAGTGGAAATCAGGCTGTGGACGTGTCGGACGTGATGCGTCGCCTGGTAAAAGAGGATTTGCTGAAGTTCGACGGCACTCCTCTGTTCCCCGAGCGCAGAGCGTACACGGTTAACTATGACCTCTCACAGAAAGAGGCGCAGCTTTATACCGCCGTGACAGACTATGTGCAGGAAGAATTTAACCGCGCCGACCAGCTGGGGAGCGACCGCAAGAATACAGTCGGCTTTGCACTGACCATCTTGCAGCGCAGGCTTGCTTCCTCACCGGAAGCCATCTATCAATCCTTGAAACGCCGCCGCGAGCGTTTGGAAAACCGACTTGCAGAGGAACGGCTTGGAAAACGCGCGGCTGATTATACTTTTGCCGCCTACGAAGATTACGATGATGACGATATGCCGTCGTCGGAACTGGAAGATACTGAAGAGAAGGTCGTAGACCAAGCCACCGCGGCGCAGACCATTGCGGAGCTGGAGGCTGAAATCGCCACGTTGAAAAAACTGGAGCGTATGGCGAACGATGTGCGTCAGAGCGGCGAAGACCGCAAGTGGGACGAACTCTCCAAACTCCTCCAGGACGATAGTAATATGTTCGGCTCGGAGGGAGTGAGGGAGAAACTCATCATATTCACCGAGCACCGCGACACGCTCCGTTACTTGACGGATAAAATCCGATCCTTGCTTGGTAGCGAGGACGCAGTCGTGACCATCCATGGTGGTATGCTCCGCGACGAGAGGCGCAAGGTCGAAGAACTGTTCAAGCAGGACAAGGATGTCCGCATCCTCATCGCTACTGATGCGGCAGGCGAAGGCATCAACCTTCAGCGGGCGCATTTAATGGTCAACTACGACCTGCCTTGGAACCCCAACCGCCTTGAACAACGTTTCGGTCGTATCCACCGTATCGGTCAGACCGAGGTCTGCCATCTTTGGAATCTCGTGGCGCAGGAAACCCGTGAAGGCATGGTGTTCCAGCGGCTATTTGAGAAACTGGAGCAGGAGCGAGAAGCCCTGCACGGGAAAGTCTTTGATGTTCTCGGCAAACTGACTTTCGACAACAAATCCCTGCGTGAACTGCTCATCGAGGCGGTGCGCTATAACAATCAAGAGGATGTAAGGCGCAGGCTTTACGAGGTGGTTGACCACTCTCTCGACCGCGAGGCACTTGAGCGACTTATCGATGAAAACGCTCTAACCGAGGGCACGATGGACGTGAATCGAGTCATGGCTATCCGTGAGGATATGGAGCGCATGGAAGCCCATAAGCTGCAGCCGCATTTTATAGAAGCGTTCTTTTTAGAGGCATTCCAGAGCGTCGGCGGCAAAATTCGCGCACGCGAGAAGGGGCGCTATGAGATAACCACGGTGCCTTTTGCCGTACGCAATAGGGATATGCAGATAGGTTTCGGCGAGCCGGTACTACAGCGCTACGAGCGCGTTTGCTTCGATAAGTCTTTCTGTAATATTCAGGGACAGCCGCAGGCTGCGTTGATTGCGCCGGGGCATCCGCTCTTGGAGGCGGTCATCGACCTTATTCGCGAGCGCAATATCGACGTGCTGAAACGCGGCGCAGTATTTGTGGACGATACCGACTTCGGCGCGGATGCACGGCTACTTTTCTACATAGAGGACTCCGTGCAGGACGGCGTGATATTGCCAAGCGGAAGCAAGCGCGTTATCTCCAAGCACATTCACTTTGTGGAAATCAAAGAGGATGGCACGACGGCGAACGCCGGATACGCGCCGTATCTTGACTACCGCGCTGCAGATGCAGAGGAGCAAGTGACAGTCCGTTCTTTCCTTTCCACGCAGCAGTGGCTTCAAGCCAATGTGGAGGAAACTGCGGTCGGCTATGCCATATCGGAGGTTATCCCTGCCCATGTGAAGGAAGTCAAAGAGCGCAAGACGAAACTGATAAACAAGACCGCTAAGGCGGTCAAAGAACGGCTCACAGCCGAGATACAGTATTGGGACTTCCGCGCCGCCGACTTGAAAATGAAAGAGACGGCGGGCAAGGCCAACGCCAAGCTGAATTCCCAGATGGCTTCCCGCCGCGCCGAGGAACTCGAAGCCCGTATGCAGAAGCGGCTTGCTGAACTGGAAACCGAGAAACTTATCTCCGCAATGCCGCCCGTGATTGTGGGTGGTGCGATTGTCATCCCACGCGGGTTGTTGAACCGGCTCACGGGCAAGCCCGACACCTTCGCCGCCGATGCGATGATAAGGCGCACGGTGGAACTCGCCGCCATGAAAGCAGTGATGGACATCGAAACATCGCTTGGCTTCATCCCCCGCGACGTGAGCGCGGCGAAGGTTGGCTACGACGTGGAGTCGCAGATACCACAGACTAAGCGCGGTGCGGATGGCTCGACGCTTCGCTTTATCGAGGTCAAGGGCAGAGCGCGGGGCGCGGGCACCGTGACCGTGAGCAAGAATGAGATACTGACGGCGTTCAATAAGCCTGACGAATACATCTTGGCTATCGTGGAAGTGGACGGTAGCGACACCAAGACCATCTACCTGAAGAAACCCTTCCGCGAACGTCCCGACTTCGCCGCTACGAGTGTGAACTATGACATTGTGGAACTGGT